AAGGCGCTGCAAGACCATTCGCGCAGAAATGGTTGTATCTCGTGGCAGGAGTAATTTACCTCCACAGAAGCGGCACGGAGAACCTCGTCTACATTGGACAGACGATGCGCTTCGAGGACCGCTGGGACGAACACGTTCTCGCGGCCTTTATCGGAAGCACAACGCCGTTCCATCAAGCGATCCGCCGCCTCGGGCCTTCTGATTTTTCCTGCGAGATACTCGCCGAAGCGAAAACGCGTGAGGAATTGAATCTCCTCGAGAAGCGTTTCATCGCCTACTACGACGCAACCGATCCAGCGAAAGGCTATAACGTCATGGTTGGCGGAACTTCTTCGCGAACATTGCGGCCAGAAGAAGCGATGGCTCCGCAAGGCATGCCGCTCGAGCAGGCATTGCCGCTCTACAATTGCTACGGCGAATTTATCGGGAAAATTCGAGTCCAACACGCACTGCAGATGCATGGCGTTTTTCTTCAGGTCCGCGCTCGAGGGACCGGGCGAAGACGTCACTTTACTTCCGCAAAACTTTACGCGCGCAGAACATGGCGATGGGAACCGAAAACCTCGGACGGTTTCATCGTCATGCAACTCGTGCGTGCATAGGAGAAAAATAAATGGCACCTCCGTTCGTAGTGGCAGCGAATCCGTCCACGTGGAACACGCTAGTCGGCGGGCAGGGCGGCCCGTCATTCGCCACAGGCCCGCAACCGTGCGCCGGATTTCAGGTCAGCGACATCACGCTTTCAAGCGCGCAGATTCTTGCAATTCAGACTGGCGCGATCACGCTGATTCCCGCGCCCGGCGTGACAGGCTGGTTTCTGAATATCGACAAGATCATCATGCGTCTGATCGCGGGCAGCGCGGCTTACACCGACGTGGGCGGCGCGGTTTCGTTCGCGGTCGGCGGCCTTTCGATGGCGCTCGCGTCGAATGCAATCTTCCTCGTGACGACCGCACCGAACCGCAGGCAGCAAGTCGTCGACTTCGCGGCGGCAGCTGCAGGCACAGGCGTCACGGGCACCGCAGCGAATCCGCCGACTGAAGACAACGCAGCGTTCCAGATCAGCAAAGCGACGAATAACTTTGCTGCCGGGAACGGCACGATGCACATCACGACGTACTACACGACCGAAGCGAGCCTCTAATGCCGCCCTTCATGACGCAGCCGCCGCAATTGCAGCCGCGCCGTGGAATCACCGGGGGATTGCCTGCGTATTCCTTCGGCTCGTTTCCCGTCGGCTTGCAGCCTGCGCGCATGGTCGTTACCTCGGTCGCGGTCGCTTCAAACGTGGTGACGCTCGGCGTGAAACTGCTCGAAGGAAACATTCCGACAACCGCAAACTTCGTCACGGTGACGGGCACGGTTGTCGGCGGCTCGACGGTGAACGTCACGAACACTGCGCTGACTGGCGTCACGATCGCGCCAGCGACAGGCGTCGGCACGATCACGTATTCGCTTACGCTCGCGAATCTTTCGACGACGCCCGACGGCGGTCAGGTGTTTGTGCTCGCGCAGGACGTTGGCGAAACAACTGCCGTCGCGAAGGGGCAGCAGTTCGCGCTCGCGCCCGACGGCGGTTACGGCCTTACAGTTGTTTGGGCGTGCACCGCAGCGACGGTCGCACTGCAACTCGAAGGCTCAGTCGACGACGTTGACGCGCAGTACGCGATCATCGGAACGAGTCAAACCACGCTCACAGGCTCGGTGCTTGCGCAGGTGCCGACCGATGTGCGTTTCGTTCGCGTGAATACAACTGCGTTTACGGGCGGCCCCGGCACGCTTTGGGCGAAGATTTATCAGTCGACGAATGCCGGGAACTGATGTTTGTTCAAACTGCTTCCGACAATTTCACGCGGGCGAACGGCGCGATCGGGGGCAATTGGACGGCAAGCGTGGGAGGGGCGGTGATTCTGTCAAACACCGCTGCCGCAGCGGTCCCTTCGTCAGGAGCGGGAAACAGAAACAATCTTTTCTGGTCCGCGCAGTCGTTTCCGAATGATCAGTACGCGGATGGAGTTATCGCAAGCGTAACGACTGGAGCATTCGCCGGGCCTGTGGTACGCGGAAGCGCCGGCGGTGAGCACGGCTATATCTGCCTTGTGCCGCCGACAGGCGTGTCAGGTTCCGTGATCGTTCAGCAGGCGCCGACAAACTTGTCGATTCTCGTTCTTCCGGGCATTACGCCGCAGATCGGCGACGTTTTCAGGATCGCGGCGGTCGGAACACTGATCAGCGTCTATCAGAACGGCGCGTTTCTCGGTTCGATCGTGGATTCGTCGCTCGTTTCCGGCGCGCCTGGAATATTTCTTTTTCCGAACGGCAACGGACAAACTGCTGCGGAATTGTCTTCATGGGCTGGCGGTTATGTTTCAAGCGGCGGCGGCGGCGGTGACATCGGCCCCGGCTTCGATTTCAAATTAAAATTATGACACTTGTTCGTGACAGTTTCGCTCGAGCCGATGGTTCCCTGGGACCAAACTGGGTGAATAAATGGTCCGGCAATTCCGAGGGCGCCGTCGGCCTCGGCGACATGGCCATCATTTCGCAAGGCTATGGCCCGACAAACAATCATTCCGCTGAACGGCTGATGATGTGGAACGGCGGGCAAACCTTCGGAAACGATCAATATTCGCTCGCCGTCGTGAAAACGATTGCTCCAAACATTGCGACGCTTTCGATCACGGCAGTCGCCAATGCAGGCGTGAACTTATGGACGTACACCTATACGGTCACGCAAGGCAGCGTGGCCGCGGTGATCGCAGGCGGCGGTTTGTTTGCGCAGGTCAGCGGCATGGCGAACGCCGGAAATAATATCACCGTCAAGCCGCAGATCATTACCGCCTACGGCGCGGGAACATTCACCGTTTCGAGTACGACGGGAGTTGCCGAAAGCGGATCAAGCGGCATCGGAAACTGCCCGAGTGATTCGACGAGTGGCGTGGCCGTTCGTGCGTCGAATCGAACCTGCTATTACCAGATTCAAGGGCCGAACACGTTTAACGCTCTAGGAAGTTACACGCGTGAAATGTGGAGTCTGATAAACGGTGTCGGCAGTGCAATCGAAGGAACGGGAATCAATAACACGCCGAATCTTATCGGTGACATCGTTTGCATGGTGGCTGTCGGCACGCAGATTAAGGTGCTCGAATTAAGTGCGGGCGTCTGCACAACGCAAGGGCCTACAACCGACGCGAACATTGTTTCGGGAACGCCCGGAGTTTATGACTGGTGTTTTGGCGGCCCGCAGGAATACAACTGGGGTGCATGGGGCAATTCGGGAGTCGTCGGCAGCGATCCGCCGGGAAACGCAGGCACAACGTGGAACAACTGGCAGGCCGGGGATTTTTCTCTGGTCGGAAGTCTGCCGCTCGGCGTCGACAATTTCACGCGAGCAAACGAAAGTCCGCTTAATCCCGCCAACTGGACCGTGCCGAGTGGAACGGGCACAGGAAATTTGCAGGTCGTCAGCAATCTTTGCGTGTGCGGTGCTTCAGTTGTTTCGTTCAACGTTGAAATCTTTACGGGCGGCGGAGCGCCCGCAAGCGCCGATCAGTATGCGCAGATCACCGTGCAGAACGTCGGTTCAGCGATGGGAGTCGTTGTGCGCGCCTCGACAAGTTCCGTCACGTTCTATTATTTTCAGTGGAACAATGCGGGCGTTTTCAATTTGTTCAAAGTCGTCGCCGGAACGGTGACGGGACTCACTAGCCAAGGCGGCATAGCGTTTCCTGTCGCGGGCGATACGATGGGCCTCATGGCGCTCGGGCCTTTGCTCGTCTGTTTGCACAATGGCGTCGTAATCATGTCGTGGCTTGATACTTCGATCGCTGCGGCGAATCAGGGTGCGGGCCTCTGGATTCAAGGCGGCCCGGGTTCAGTCAGCGCGTTCTCGGGCGGCACAATTCCGATCACGCCGAACGTTGCAGGCGGCGGCGGCGATCTCGGTCCAGGCTACGATCTGAAATTCGGTTTTTGAGGAAAACATGTTCGGAAAAGGCGTCGACCCGAAAGTCGGCAAAAGCACGCAGTTCAAAAAAGGCTGCAATCATAATCCGAAGGGCCTGCACGGCGAATCGGAAGATGCGCGCAAGGTTGCCTCGATCCGCAAGGTGCTGTTCGCGCTCGTGCCCGAAAAGGAAATGAAACGCCGCTGGAAGTTTTTCCTCGATAATTCGAACACCGATATAAAGTGGACCGCGTTCAAACTCGCGCTTTATTACATGTACGGACGCCCGCCGAAGCGCCCGATCAATCCCGACGATCAGGCGGAATCGAACATGGGCGAGGCGTTCGACTTTTCGGATTTCCCGACGGGTAACACTCCGATCCAGTGAAGATCAGCGACTGGTACAAACCGCAGCCCGTGCAGCGCCGCTTCCATGAAAGCGAGGCGAAGTACCCGCTGCTCGAGGGCGGGCGCGGCGGCGGCAAGTCGACGGCTTTGATGTGGGAAGCGATCATGGAATGCTTGCGCGTTCCAGGCTCGAACTGTTTGCTGTTGCGGCGCACGCTGACGAGCATGGAAAAGGGCGGCATCGAGGATCTGTTCACGAAGAACGTGCCGAGAAAACTTTACTGGCGATACAACGCCTCGCGGCATATCGTGATGTTCGCGAACGGCAGCAAACTTTTTTTCGGGCACATTTCGAATGACGCGGACCTGCTGCAGTATCAGGGCGCGGAATTTCTTTTTATCGGCTGGGAGGAATTGACGCAGTTCACTTACGGCCAGTGGGAATTTCTGAAAGGCAGTAACCGCTGCCCGATCAAAGTCTACATGCACGGCGGCAAAACGTTTCCGGTCAGGCCGCGCATGGCCGCAGGCACAAACCCGAACGGACGCGGCTCGGGCTGGGTGAAGGCGCTGTGGATCACGCGCAAACCCGTCGGCGACATGGCGCTGAATTACGACGCCGGCGACTACGAAGCGATCCACTCGACTTACGAGGACAATTTCGTTTATGCGAACGACAAGGATTACATTTCAAAACTCCATTCCATCGTCGATCCTGTCCTGCGAGCCGCTTGGATCCCCGGCGACTGGAATATCCTCGCTGGACAGTTTTTTCAAAACTGGGATCCTGCTCGACATGTCAAGCGATACTCGGACTGCATTTTTGAAGACTGGCAGGACCGATGGATCTCGATCGACTGGGGTTTCGAGCACGCGACTGTCGTGCTCTGGTGGACCCGAGTCAGAATAAAAACGGAATTTGATCCCGACGCGAAGAAGAACGTGATTCTCTGTTACCGCCAATTGGTTGCGCGGCAGACGAACGAAGAGATCCTCGCGGAGAAAATCGTCAATGCCAATGCCACTGGGGACAAGTTCGATCGTGTGGGGCGAATTTATCTTTCTCCCGACCGATTCAGTAAAATCGATCAGCACCACAGCATTGCGGACAAGATGGGCGATGTTTTTGTACGATTCGACCTTCCGCGTCCTGAGCGCGCAAACAACCGTCGCGTCGACGGCTGGCGGCTCTGTTACACCCTGCTCGACACTGATGGAGTCGCTGTACTTGACAACTGTCCAGATGTGATCGATTCGATCCCGAAACTCATGCGGGACGAGAAAAACCTCGAGGATGCGGCAAGCGAGGGCAATGAACTTTTTCTCGACGTGTGCGAGTCGTTTCGCTACGGCCTTATGAGTTATGCTTCCGCCGCCGGGGTGCCGAGAGAAGTCGCCATGCAGCGCGAGATCCAGGCGATCAAGGGAAACACGCAGAAGTACATGCGTTATCTCGAGCTTCAGGCGAAGCCGAAATCGAGCGGGATCACGTTTACGGTGAATCGCGGAAGGCGGCTCAGATGACCGATTTCGTTACCGTCGTCGGGATCGTTACGATCTCGCTTGTCATGCTTCTCGTCGCGATCCCTGTTCTCGTCGGTGCCGTGCAATTCTGGATTTATTACATTCGAATCCTGCGAAAGACGCGGAAGGAAGAACGTGAAAAAGCCGCGAGCGAACAAGTACCTAACTTTGCTCGAAAATGATCTGGCGCTCGAACGCAAGCGCGCCGAGCGGCTCGAGAAGGATCTCGAATTCTTTCAAGGCAAGTGCGAACGCCTCGAGCTCGCGCTGGCAAAGAATCCGCAGGGCCTGCTGCAGTACGGGCAGACAACGCCGCTGCCGCCAGCGCCGCCCGCCCCGCCGCAGCAAGGCCCGCGGCGCATGTCGCGAGCCGATATTCTTTCCGCGTGGAACGAGAAGTCGGAAGCCGAGCAGAACGAAATCCTCGAGCGAGGCGAGTGGGATCCCACGAAAGAGGTGAACAATGCAAGGCAGTGAAACGTTTGATGGAAAAATTTCAGGCAACCGGCAATTGGTGGATCGCTACAACGAAGCGAAGGGCAAGAAACCGGGCGCACCGAAAAAGTCGCGTCCGAAACCGGGCGGCGGCTTTTCAGGCGGCGCTCACGAACCGAGCGGGCACGACGAGATCAAGCAAGTAGTCGCCGAGCACGGCCCGGCGCACTCGCATCACATTCATAAAACCCCGGACGGCTATCACAGCACAAGCCATCACGAGTCCGGCCACGTGCACCACGCCGATCACGCAACACTTGGCGAAGCGCACGAGCACGGCGCGCACGCGTTCGACGATACAACGCACCTCGGCGATATGGGCAAAGACGACGAGCAGGTCGCGGGCGAGCATGCGCGCATGGAAGAAGGCGGCTCGGGTTCGAGTTACGGCGGAACGAAAAGCGTCGGGTTCATGAGTTGAGTGAACAAAAAGATTCGAAAGCCGCGGTACTCTACTTCAAACCGAGCTCGATCAACCGTGCGAGCGGTGCGCGATGCGGTGCCTGCTGGAAGTTTATTCGCGATCCCGGCGAGTGTTTGGAAGTTATTGGAAACATCGCCGCTCGCGGTGTCTGTGGACTGTACGTCAACGGCGTTCCGCATTCGACTCGATTGGACCATCTCTGGCGGATCACTAAAATCAGTAAAGAGGAATCTGGATATACCGACGAAGGCGACTCGCACTGCGTAGGCTGCGAGCACATGGCGAACCCGGGAAACGCGACGAGTCCGTGCGAAAAAGTCGAGGGCCTCGTCGAGCAACGGGGGTGCTGTAATGAATACGAAGCTCGATGAGATGTTTCAAAATGGCGCGAATGGCGCGAGGAATACCTCGGCACAGTGGTACGACAACTCGCGTTCGAAAGCAGGATTCGCAAAATGAGCACAGGTGAAAACGACAGTCCATTCGAGATCGAAACCGATGACGAGCGCGATCGCCGCATCGGGCGAATGATTCGCGAGAACGTGGGTAAACGAATGAGTGAAGACAACATCAACGCGAACGGCGCGGTACTTTCCGCCGACATGACACGCAAGGGATTTCACCGCTTCCCGCAAAGCGATCGCATTCGCATTTCGAAGACGCTTTACGATCAGATCGCGAGAGTGCCGTGGCTTTCCGGGCCGCTCGTCGTTTACGTCGACGCGAACGTTCCCGTCACCGAGGTGTGGTATCAGGACAGCACAAACAATCTTTTGGGCCGCATCGTGAATCTTGGCGCGCCCATCGCCCCGCCTGTCGCGCACGTCACGCAGAATGACGCGCTCGATTTCAAGGACGACGAAGGAAATCAGCCGAAGGTGAAGAAACAAAAGGATCGCCGCGAAAAGGACGCCTTACTGTAATGCCTGCCCGCGAAATCATGAATCTGTATCACCAGCGAAAATTGCATTCCGGGCCCGGCGGGCCGATCGTCAAAAAGAAATCACAGGCTACGGCGATTCAGATCGCGATGGCGCGCCGCGAAGGTCACGACATTCCCGAAGTGAAAGGTTCGATGCAGGACGGCGGGCTCGTGCCTGAAACCGGAGCATACAAACTGCATGAAGGCGAGCGTGTCGTGCCCGTGGCGAACCGCACGGAAGCGACGGATCTGTTCGCGAGTCGGCCCGAAGAACGTCCGCGAAAGGAACCGCCTGGACGCGTGCCCGGTTATCGCGCCGGGAAAATGCCTACAGGAATGGGCGGCGCGTTCGAGAGGAGATGAGCGAATGGCCGAGGAAAAATGGATGCAGCACGTTTCGAAAGGCATCGAGCACCGCGGCACGAAAGGCGTCTTCCGCGAAGCGGCACACCGCGCCGGAATGAGTACACACGCTTACGCCGAAAAGAAAAAGCATTCTGCGGGTAAAACTGGCCAGCGTGCACGCCTCGCGCTGGCGTTTATGGGCGCAAAGCATGGCGGATGAAGAACAATTGGAAGGCGCGGGCCACGAAGAAGGAATCGAGGAAGAAGTCGAAGAGTTTCTGCCGGGCGAACTTTGCGCCGTCGACGGTGTTACCGAAGAAGATAAAGTCGATCTCGAGGAAGAAGACGATTCGGGCCTCACGCAGGAAGAAAAAGAAGGCGTGCTCGCCGAACTCTGCAACGCCGCAACGCAGCGCGATCTCACTTCCTATCGCCTTGAAGTCCGCGACGCTTGGAAAGCGCGGTATTTCTGGCGTGGTAATCAGTTCCTCTTGCCTGGAAGAAATGGTGCGTGGGTTCTTCCGCAATTGATTCTCGTCGGCGGCCAATCTTACGACGACCACAATTCGGAAACGAATATTTATCTGGCGTTCGGCGACACGATCATCGCCTCGCTGACCGCAGGCACGCCGAGCGTCCGGTTCGAGCCGGACGACCCGACGAATCCCGCCGACGTCAGCGCCGCCGAGAATTCCGAGGGAGCTCGGCGGCTGATTGAACGTGCGAATAACATGATCGTCGCGCAAGAGGATCTTTGCCGTTTTCTGTGGACGGATTCGCGCTGCATCACGCTTACGAAGTACGTGCTCGACGCCCAGCGGTTCGGCTATGAGCAGCGCAGCGAACTCGAGGATGAGCTCGGCTATCTGCCAGAAGAAGGCGAAAAGGTCGGCGAAGAATCCGGCGAGGAAGAAATCACCATCGGACGCGGCACGCCTCGCGGTCAGGAAATCGTTGAAAACTTCGGCGCACTCGAGTCGAAGATTCCCATGCAGGCGAGTTCGATCGACGAATGCGATTACGTGCAGATCGCGAAAGAACGCGACATCACGCGCATGAAAACGAAGTACCCGAAGAAGGCGAAGGATCTGCAGCCCATGCAGACGCCGACCGCGAACACCGAATATATGCGGCTGGCGCGTACTTCGATCATGACCGGAATGCGTCCGTCGAACATGACGAACGACGCGATGACGTACAACTGCACCGAGCAATGGATGTGGTTCCGTCCGAGTTTTTATCCCGAGTGTAAGGACGAAACGAAACGCGAATGGCTGTACGACACGTTTCCGACGGGCTGCTACGTTGCAATGGTCGGCAAAACAGTCGTCGAAGCGCGCCGCGAGCAGATCGACGATCACATCACGCTGACGCACTGCCGCCCCGGCGACGGTTCGCATCGGCCGGCGCTCGGTTCGCCGCTGATCCCGATTCAGGAAAAACTGAACGACTGCATGGACTACATGCACGACGCCTACATGCACCTCGTGCCGCTCAAATGGGTTGACTCGGAAGCGGTCGATAAAGAGGCGCTCGAGGAACTGCAGACAAAGCCGAATCAGTATGTCGTCATGAAGCGGCGGCCAGATAAGGACATGGCATCGAACATTTTCGTCGAGCCGCAGATCCAAATTGCCGAGGGCCTCATGCTGTATATTCAGCAACTCTTCGGCGAGATCCCGCAATTTCTCTGCGGCGCGTTTCCGGCGTTGTTTGGCGGTGATACAGGGGCGAACGATACGGCCAAGGGCATCGCGGGCCAGCGCGATCAGGCTCTTGGCCGTGTCGGGCTGACGTGGCGAAACCTGAAAGCGAGTTATGCGCGGATCGTGCGGCAGGCCGTCGCCGCCGCCGCGAAATTCCGCAATTCGCCGATGTCCGGCGAAATGCCGGGCGCGGGCGGCGCAAAGGAAATCATCAACGTCGACCCGAACGACCTGAAAGGGAACGTGCGGTGCTATCCCGACACGGATGAAAACTTTCCCGAGTCATGGGTTGCGCAGCGCGGAATTTGGCAGGGCCTCATGGCCGCAGCGGCGGCGAATCCGATTCTCGCGCAGGTGCTGCAGGTTCCGCGCAACCTCGCGATCGCAAAGGATAAAGTCGGCCTGCCCGAGCTCGTCATTCCGGCGGCAGCAGCCGCAGCAAAGCAGCAGGCCGAAATCATGGTGCTGCTCGAGGGCGCGCCCGTGCCGAACCCGGCGCTCGAGCAGGCAAAGCAGGCTGTGCAGTCATTGAACCCGCCGCCTGGAACGCCGCCCGAGCAGATCCTCATGGCGCAGCAGAAAATGGCGCAGGCGATCACGCAGATTCCGCCGCTTGTGAGTTCCGTGCCGATCGACGAGGAACTCGACGACCATCAGAACGAAATGGGCGAGATCCTGACGTTCGCGAATTCGCCGAAGGGGATCAAGGCGCGTGTCGAGAAGAAGGACGGATTTTTGAACTTGCGGCTGCATTATGACGAGCACAAACGTGCGCTGGCCGCCAAGATCGCGCAGCAGCAGGGGCAGGGCAGTCAGTTCAAACCCGTTTCGGATTCGGTCAGCGTGAGTTTCAAGGATCTGCCGCCCGAAGGGCAGGCACAGGTCGCGGCAAAGATGGGGATCCAATTGAACCCGCAGAATCTCATGGCCGAGGATCAACTCGAAAAGGCGCACGACATCAAGGCGCTCGCGACGACTCCGAAAATTCCGCCCGGCGGTGATCAGGCACCCGGGCAGAAACCGCCCGTGATGTAAAAATCAGGAGGAAAAAAATGGAAGGCGAGGATCTCGGCTTAATCGAGGATTCAGGCGTAGCCGACTTAGGAGGAGAAGAATCAGGTGGCGAAGAAACCCCAATCGAAGGAGAAACGGAAACCGAAACGCCCGAAGACGGCAGTACCCCTTCGGGAACCGAGATTACCGGGGAGTCCGAAGAAGGCGAAGGCGAACGATCAGGGCGAGCTTTACCCCAGCAAGTAAGGCTCGCGCTTCGGGAATTCGCGCAGAACAATCCAGAGTTCGCGAAGAAGTTTCCGCGACTCGAACGGCAACTGACCGATGCGATGTTTAAGACGGCGCAGTTGTCGAAACTTGGCGGCCTCGCGGCGCTCAGGGAAGCACACGAAGCGATCGAGGCGCACGGCGGTGCCGAGGGCCTGCGCGAGCTCGCCGAAACCGCGCAGGCGTCCCGTGTGCTCGAGGAAGGTATGAACACGGGCGATCCCGTGCTCGCGAACACGTGGGCCGAAACCGCGCCCGAGGGGTTCAAATCCTTCGGGCGTCCGTATCTCGAGAAACTCGAGCAGCTGGATCTCGCGGCGCACGACTGGAACGTCGCGCCCGATATGGTGAAGACGCTCACACGCACGGGCGTTTACGACAGCATGGCGGAACTTGAAACCGCGATCGCCGGCGAACGCTTAGCCGATGTACAGTCCACGTTCCAGAAACTCAAAAAATATTTTCTCGACTTGCGTCATTTCGGCAACGCCACGAAAGGCCCGGACCCGCTCAAGGCCGAGCGCGAAAGGTTCGACGCCGAACGGCAGGAATTCGCGACCGAGCAGCGGAAAACTTTTTATGGCGGCGTGCGCAGTGAAGTGAACACGCAGGTGATGGGATTCACGAACCGCCTGCTGCGTCAGGAACTGCACGGACGGACGATCCGCCTAGAAACCGCGAACCGCCTGCGGAAACAGATTAACGAGGATCTCGCCGCTGCGGTGAATAACGCCGACGGCTACGCCGACCGTTACAAAGCGGTGATGGGGCAGAACGACCACGCCAAGTCGGTGCAGTTCATCGTCGCCGCAGCAAAAGCGAAATTGCCGATGGTCGTGAAACGCGTGCTGCGGGATTTCAATCTTGCCGGAACGGCCCCCGCTGGTGTCCGGCGAGCGGCACCCGGCGCTGGCAGACAGGGGACGTCTGTCAGCGTCGGACGTCCAAAAACGGAAGACGTCGACTTCACTCGCACGGAAAAATCCAATTGGCTGACGATGCGGAACCACGGAGAGGCATGGTTGAAAAATGGAAAAAAAGCCAAGTGGTAGATTCATGCGAAAGCATGTCGAGCATCACGAGCCGCCGACGCTCATGCCCGCACCGCCGCCCGAGCCTGCGCCTGAAACGCTCGAACCCGAACCCGTGGCCGCTCCGCAGTCAGGAATGATGAAAGCGCCCGCAGGCTACAAGATTTACTCACTGCCCATCGCCGTGGCCGTCGCGCCGAACGGTCATAAACTCTACACTTCGAACGGTCAAGATTGGTTCGACGAATCTGCTTATTACGCGAGGTGACTATGATTCCTGATCATTTCATGCCGCTGCAATGTGTCATTCTTCTTCTGTACGCATTCTTAGCCGGAGTCGGCTGGAACTTTGGAAACTGGGTTGCGACGAAAATCCACAAGTAAGCCGGAAGGGAAAAAGAAAATGACCATACCCGTGCAAACTGACAGCGTTGCTTCCCTGCTCGAGCAGATTCTGGCGGTCGACAAACAAATCCTCGACGCGCTGAACGCGACAAACATGCTGCTGACGAAGGCGAACACGATCGCGCAGGAAACGCTCGATTCGTCGAAACGCATCGAGGTGCTGCTCGGCGGCGGCGAGGAAGTTTCCGTGCCTACGATGATGAAAGTCGTCTATAAGCACGTACTCTCACAGAAAAAATAGAGGAGCAACCAATGGCAACCAATCAAGTGACAGTGCCCGTCGGGCCGAATACCGCGACGGTCACAGTTCAGGATTCAACCGGAGCGGACATCACGGGATCCTGCAGTATCGCCGCCGTGTCGTCCGACCCGACCACGATACAGATCGGATCGCCCGACGCGACCACGCCGAACGTGATCCCGTTCACTGCGGCTAATCCGGGCACGCAGGGAACCACGATCACCTATACGGCAACGAACGCCGCCGGGCAGGTCGTGCAGACTGATACCGTCGACGTGATGGTTACGGCACCCGTGGCCATGACGATCGTTTACGGCACGACCATTCCGAACGTGATCAATCCGCTGAAAAAATGAGCACGAAGCCGACCGCGCAGCCGCCGACGCCGACACCGCCGCCCGGGTACGTCACGTATGCTTACTTCGCGTTTAATCCGAAGACGCATCACGTGATCTATTCGAATGACGGGCAGGCGTGGGTTGACGAGGCGGGCAATCCCGTTCCCGCCACAGGCGCGAAAGAAAAGAAATAGAGTTTTGCGTTCCCGGTCAATCCGATCGTGTCCCGAGTCACGTAAAACGGAAAACTCGGACCCGAGCAACGCAATGCAGCAAGTGTGACCAAAAACCCTTTTGGGTTACGGTTACATCACTGTCGTTCCACACTCAGCAGACCGATGCTGGCCGACTCAGGCGGCGAAACCGAAAACGACAAGTCCACAATGGAGCAGCCCAAGAATGGCCGCTCTTAATGAAGCCGCAGTGCAAGCGGTCGAACTCGAAACAGTACGGGAAGAAATTCCCGATTTGATGCTGACCGAGGACACGCTATACGCCCGGCTTAAAAAGGCGGGCCGCGTTCTGCCGATGTCGACTTCGACAGGCGGATCAAGCGGTTCGACTTACGATCCGACGGGCCGACCGTCGCTGCGCATTGCGATGCGCATCGCGGCAGGCTCAACGCACCAGCAATTCAGCGCAGACGGCGGCGACATGGGCCGTGGCACGGGAAGTTTCTATGCCGCGCAGTTCATTACGCCGATCAGTTTCTCCGAGGCGTGTGAGATCACCGCTCAGGCTCTGTGGTCTACTGAAACGGGCAAGAAATCACGCGTCCAGGTGAAGGCTTCCGAGTTCACGCATACTTTGGAGCAGTTCAAATCCAATTTAGACGCGGACCTGCAGGGCGACGGCAGCGGAACGCTCGCGACCGTCACGACTGCAAACTCGGGCACTGGATCTGCCGGACCTTCTTTTTCAAATATCATCTGCAGCAACGCAAACCAGTTTTACGACAATCAAGTCGTGCAAGTGTTTCCTTCGGTCGGCGGCGTAAGCCGCGGATCGTTCCAGATTTCCTACGTCGACGGCGTAGTGAATACGATCTGGAGTGCGCAGGCTCTGCCTGCCGGAACCACGGCAAACGATTTGCTCGTCGTGAACGGCGCGCCGGGATCCGCTTCTTCTTCGCTGATGGGAGTCAAAGCCTATCAGGTGAACGGGAACTCGGGAACGCTGAACGGCCTCGCCCGTTCGAACTTCCCGGGGCGGCTTTCGACGCCCACGGTCAACTTGTCGGGCGCGGCGATCACCGTACCAATTGGCCGCCTCGTCGTCAGTAAGATCGCGCTCGCGCTCGGCAATGAATCGCCGGCGCTGGCCGATCTGATCTGGTATCTCAACGTTGATCAGGCTGCCGCGATCGAAAACCTCGCGATCCAAGTCGCGATCACAAATCAGCAGGAAATCAAAGGCGATTCTTCGCAGGACATGCTGAAAAAGTTCACCCCTGCGACCTTCGTCGGTTACGACCTAGTGAAATCCGTGCACGCCACGCCGGGCCGTGTCGACGCCCTTTGCCTGAAATACTGGGGTATGGGCGAGCTCAAGGCGTCGGATCTTTACGACGTCAACGGGCAAACCGTTTTCCCGACCATTGGTGCCAGTGGCGGCATCAACGCGTCGACGGTGTTTTATTTCGTGACATCGTTCAACGTGTTCAACTCCAACGTGCGCGCTGGCGCTTTCATTCAGAACGCACAGATCCCCACGGGGTATTTCAGCTAGTCTTTTCTGTGATACCCTTCGGGCTGTCCATAGGAACCAACCGGATCCGCCGGGGTACGGGGCATGTCCTCGGCGGATCCAAAATCAGGAGCTCCCATGAACTACGAGGAAATCGTTCCGCCCGCGTCGCCGGAATCCGAACCCGGTATGCCGATGTACGACAAAACACTCGCGCAGATGAAAACCGAGGCAGCGACGCTCGGCATCGCCGGGAGTCCCGTTTACCCGACCGTGACCGAACTGCTCGAAATGAAAAAAGCCAACCTCGAACACGAACTCGAGCTCGTGAACAAGGCGCTCGAGCAACGCGAGAAAAACAAAGGCGCGATGGATCTGATCGACGCGATCAGCAAGACGCGCGTGAGTTCGCGCCTGTGATCTCGCGGCGCGGTTTTCTCGTGCAGGGCACGCTCGGCGTGCCGCTGTTCGCTTTGAGTGACGGCAATTTTTCCCGCGAAGCCAAGATCGAACCCGGGCAATACTATCTCCTGTTTTATGACGCCGAGGTGCTCGACGGCGAAGACGTCGCACGCCGGGAATTCCCGACGTTCATGAAGGACACGGTGATCGAACTCGTGCCGCTGAAACTTCACGGACGTCCGATCGAGGAAGCGATCAAACTTTATAAGGTCGAACATGCTTGATCTCGAACCGCTTGGCGATCGCGTGATCGTGAAACGAATCGACGAAGATTCTGAAATGCAATTCGGCCTGCACGTTCCCGAAATTGCGCAGGTAAAATCCTGCAAGGGACGCGTCATGGCCGTCGGAGAAGGACGGATCATCGGCGATCGAATCGTGCCGCTAAATGTCAACGTCGGGGATGTGGTGCTGTTCTCGAAGTACGGCGCGACGGAAATAAACCTCGACGGCGAGGAATATCTGATGCTGCGCTACGACGAACTTCATCTGCGGCAGAAACTTATCGCGGTGGAAACGAATCCGCTCGAAAAGTTTGATTACTTAAAATTCAAAGGTTCCAGCGGATGAGTTGGACGATTCCAGGCATGGAGCGCCGCGAAACGCCGCGCGAGTTTCAGGCGCATGTAAACGCGATCGGCGGCATGAACCGATACGGCGAGCCGAACTTCCGCCTCGTGTGGGGGCAGAACGAAACCATGCTGGTGTATGGCGTCGACGCGAACGGAAAGAAGGGGCAGCATGTCGTTCTGAAGCATGGCGGCGTTCCTGCGTGGTTCATCGATTGCTGGAAGCCGCCAGAATGCTACGGATCGCCCGAGCAGTGGTACGCGCTCACGTGGGACCTCGAAGCGGACGCCCCGGGAATAGGTCCTTATCCCGAGCGCGGCCTGTACGAAGCCGCGCCGTTCAATCTGTTCGCGAGGCGCTTCGAAGGCGATCGCATGATCATTGACGCGATGCCGCTCGCGCACTGGGTGATCGATCTGCTGATCCCGAACCTCATGAAGGACCTGGACACGACGTATGAGCAACGAAAAAACGCCGTCAGAAACCGCCTGCTCGCCGAAAAAGAACGGGCGGCTCGAATTGCTTTCGATGCTTATCTTGGCGCAAGCGTGGCTTTTGGCAACCGAGCCGGAACTCATGAATCGAACCGCGAACGCTGGATGCAGCGACTGCACGAGAAGCAAAAAGGAATGAAGATCAGCCGCGATCAAATCGTCGCCCGCATGGGCCTCGGCCATCGTCAGAGATAAGAAATTCATCCAACACTGAACGGATGATTGAGCGTGGGGGATCGCTCGATAATCTCTCCCCCGTTTTCAAATCAGGGAGGAACTAATGCCGCACGACACGCCAGTCGCATTGAGAGAAAAACGCGAAAGAGAAGAGGCATTGAACGGCGTACTCGTTTACACGCCCGATAACGCGGCATTATCGCCGGATCCGCCTTACAAGGTTTACATCTGGAACCTCGGGCCCGTGCGTCACGAGGTGCCGAAAGGTTCGCTCGGCGTGTTCGTCATTCCGGCCTGCGGCGACGACGGGGAGCTCGGCGCGCCGCTCGTGCTGCCTTCCGTCGTGCGCGACAGTTACTTCGTCGAACAGGAAATGAAGACGCATTCGGTCAGCGGCGAGTACACGGCGCAGGACATCGTTCACCCGATGACCGCCGGCGGGAAAACGTGGTGGAGTTTCGGCTCGAACCTCGACGATCTCGGCGTGTTCTGGACAAAGAACAATCCGCCGAGTGATCAGGAACTCATGGCCGCGCGGACGAAAATGGAAGCGACGTACCGCAGACTTTTGAACATGGCGGCCAGTATCGAAGCCGCCGGACGGCTCGACGATATTACGCCGCTTATGCGCATCGCGGCGTCCTATTTCGGCGAGGATCGCGCATGGAATCGGATCTACAAAAAGACGCTCGAGTGCCCGGGCTGCGGCGAGCCTGCGAAAGCCGGGATCGTCAGACACCCCTGCGGGTTCGTTTTCGATCCCGACAAGGCGCTTTTGAACGGCATGATCTCGGAAGCGGCATACCGCGAGATCGTCAAGGCACGGCAGCCCGAACCTACAAAACCGACAAAACCCCCGAAACGCTAAACGATCTTCGGGGGGCGGCAGTCTGCCTTCTGAGCACCTGATCTCAGTAAGACGGCTGGATCCATGCTCACGACACGTGGATCTCTCCCGCTCCCCGTCGCATTTTCGGAGTCATTCATGACGCAAGTACAGGAAGGAACGTACCCGATCGCCGAAGATGTGCTGAACCTCGCCCGGGCGATCATAAACGACATGCTGCGCACGACTGCGGGCTCGATCCTCGTCGACTCGGCGCCGTTCACGAATGTCTTCCTGAACAACGCCGTGCGGCGCACGCAACGCTATCTCGCGAATAACGGGCTGCTTTCGAATGTCGTCGACAATGCCATTCTCACGCCGATCACCCCGGTCGCGAATCAGAACACGGGCGTGCAGGTGTTTGTTTCCGCGCTCGGTTATTACGACGGCATGACGACGCACTCGCAGCCTGTTCTGCCGCCGGATCTGATCCTTCCGCTTTCGCTCATGCAGCGGCAGACAAACTCGGGCGCGCAGTTCACGCCGATGTGGCCAGCGAAGCAGCCGCTGCAGGATCGTATTCCAGGGCCGTACTTCGGCGAGTGGGAATGGCGCAACGACGCGATCAACATGGTCGGCTCGACAAGTACGCTCGACATCCGCGTGCGCTACGAGGGCCGACTCGCCCGCATTTCACCGACCGCCGATTACACGAAGACGACGATTAACATCCGCGACGGCGAAGACGCGCTCGGCGCTGCGGTCGTGTTCGTTTACGCGTTCAGCCGCGGAGCAGCGCAACGGGCCGAAGCGCGGGCAATGTGGCAGGAAGAATGCGATCAATTGATCAACCGCTACGTGCGCAAGGATCAACGCATCGCCGTGCGGCCTCGCGGCTACGCTGCAGGCGGCGGTTCGATCGACGGCGCGCTTAGCGGCGACTACCGATGACGATCGGCGGCATGGGACGGACGCTTGCGAGCTCCTCGTTCAATTTCGTCATCCGTTCCATGATTTCAAGTAAGTGTTTGTCGAAATCGAGCAGCGCCTCGACGAACTGATCGTGCGTTTTCGGCAGTCCGCGCATTTCAGCAAAGCGACTCGCCAAAAAATTTTTCTGGTCTGACAGCATGGGGGAAAGCATAGCATGAGTTTTCGTTACGAGCAGGTGAGGGGCGCCTCGGGTTGCGATCCCAGGCTCGCCGCCTTCAGGCGGCTATCCAGCGCCCACACTGAGGCGAGAATACCATGAGCTTTCGCTACGACGGACGCGTGCAGGATATTGTAGGCAACGCCATTGCCGGCGCTTCGATCGCCGTCCTTACGCAGCCCGCAAACACCACGACGCAGCCCGGCTCGCCGCTTGCCACGATCTACAACGGGCCGAACACGGTTTCGAACACGGTGTCGACGGCCTCGTGGTCGAACCTTACGGCGCAACTGACTTTCGTGCTCGGCCTCGCACCGAGCGCCGACGTGATCCCGGGAAACTTTCTCGGCATCGCGGGCGTAACGCCCGTCGGCTATAACGGAATTTGGCAGATCGTCAGCGTGGCAGGCACGACGGTCGTCGTCACCACGCCGTACACGCTTGCCGCGATCGCGAACCCCGGCACGTATCTAGCAGGCGGCACCGTCACGACGTCGATCATGCCGAACCCGTTCCCGACCGATACACTCGGAAATTTTTTCTTCTATGCCGCAGCGGGGATTTACACGGTTCAGATTTACGATTCGCTTTCGCGCATTGCGCCGCTCGTGCTCGCCGATCAGAACGTGACCGCAGGCAGCGGAACGGGCAGTGTAACAAGCGTTGCGCTGACGGTGCCCGGGGAGTTCAGCGTTTCGGGCAGCCCGATTACCACGTCCGGCACGCTCGCCGTCACGAAGGCAAATCAGAATCCGAACCTCGTTTATGCAGGCCCCACAGGCGGCGGCGCAGCTGCACCGACTTTCCGGGCGCTTGTCGCAGCGGACATGCCTGCAGGAACGGGCACTGTAACAAGTATTTCACACACGCTCACGGTGCCGCCGATCTTCAGCGCAAGCGTGGGCGGTTCGCCGATCACGACAAGCGGCACGCTGGCCGATGCGGTTTCACTTGTCAGTCAGAACGCGAACCTCGTGTGGGCAGGGCCGTCGTCAGGCGCTGCCGCGAATCCGACCTTCCGTTCGCTTGTCGCGCAGGATTTGCCGTTCACCACGACGACGCTCAGTTCGGCGCAAATCCTCGCGCTGCAAACTACGCCCGTTACGCTTGTCGCCGCACCAGGCGTCGGATTCACGATCGTGCCGACGAGGATCGTGATCAAGTTTTTCGGCGGCGGCATTGCCTACACGGACGCGGGCGGCGCGGTAAGTTTCGCGAACGGCTCGATGAGCGCGGCGCTGGCAGCCAATGCCATTTTCCTTGTCACCGTATCGCCGAACAGGCGCATACAGGTTTTCCCGTGGCCGGGCGCAACCGACACGGCGGCGAATCCGCCCTCGGACGACAATGCCGCGCTCACGATTCAGAAGGCGACAAACCAATTCGCCGCCGGGAATGGAACGGCGACGATCTTAGTCTGGTACTACATCGTACCCACGACGTAAGGAGAAAAGATGGCAACCGCTACAGTCAAATGGAATATCACCACGCAGCAGCCGACGAGCCTCGGCAGCATCGATCAGGAAACGGTAACGTTTTCGGGTACGGTGACTTTCAGCGCCGCCGCGGACACTTACGCGACGGGCGGCCTGCTTCCGGCTGCCGGATTCGCGCTGAAAAATCTCGGGCCTTATGCCGATCGCGCTCCGCTCGCGTGGACCGTGGCATCGCAGGCGGGCTCAGGCTGGGAATACGAGTACAACGTGAGCACCGGGAAACTGATGATCATTGCGGGCGGCGGTTCGGGCACGGCGGCGACTGTCGAACTCACGAACGGCACGGCACTGAACGCCGCAACGCCGAACATCTTTACCGACGTCGTGAAATTCCAGATGGTTTTCCCCCGGATCTGATCTGAACCGTGGACAACGTTCTCGAAACGAACGGCGTCCCGCTGACCGTTTTCGGCGGGGCAGTTCCCGAACTCGCACCCGAGGACCTGCCCGAAGGGGCCTCGCCGTTCAATCAAGATTGCGACTTTAACCCGGGATCCGTCTTCACACGCGGCGGTCGCACGAATCAGTATTATTACCAGAATCTTTTTTACGACAAGATCACGCAGTTCGCCCGCAACGCGCCCGGGCCGTTCTTCCCGAACGAAGTCGCGTGGATTGCGCCGCAGAACGTGCAGAACAACACGCCGGGCAGTTACGCCGTCGCGCAATTGAATCAGGGCGTGAACATTTCGAACGTCGTGCAGTTCAAACAGGTGCAAATCAACACGACGACGACGACGTTTACCGCAGCCTTCGATAATCCAGTCGCGGCCGGTTCGGCGGTGTTCATCGCGCTGTTCATTCACGATTCGAACGGTTCGGTCGAGGGCGTGAACTGCACCGCCTGCGTCGACAACCGCGCGCAAACCGCCGATCACCGTCGCGAACCTTTCAACGCCGAATAATAACGACATCTGTTTCTCGATCGGCTACAAGTCCGCACTCGGCGGAAATCAGTCGTACACCTTCACTCTTCAGACAAACGCCGCTGGAACCCTCACCGCTTCAAACTACGCCTATTGTCTTTGTGAAATCATTGCCACGCAAAACGCGGCCAGTGCCGATCCGTTCGATCAAATGGTTGCCGAAGTTGTTTCAACCGTCACGGGATTCGGCGCGGGCCTCGTCACCACGGTGACGGCGAACGAGCTCATGCTGTCCGTCGTGCAATGCACCGGGGCGTCATGGAACGGCTTTTTGATGCCGTCGCAGTATTACTTCACGGGCGGCAATGAACCGCTGCAACGCGTTATTTCGACGATCGCAACACCGACTGGAAACTTTCAGGAACAGGCTTTGATCGGTCGGAATATCCCGACGAATCCAGGCGCTGCCGTACCGATCGCAAACTGTGGTCCCGTCACGTCCGTCACCGGGCTTGTGGTGTGGATCACGCTCAAGATGACGAACGCGAACGCCATCGGCACGCCCGGAATTCTGGCGCTCGATTCGGTCGTTGCCGGCTCAGGCAGCGGCGGCACCACGATCAGCTTTCCCCCGATCACCACGGCGCACGACAACGAAATCATTTACCTGTTCGCCGCGTACACCACGAACTTCGGCTATCCCATCATTGCGCCGCCCGAAGGTTATGTCGGCTCGAGCCTGAACGGCGGAAACGGTTTCGTCGGCTGCATGTTTGCGCCGACTGCCGGAACCTATTCGCCGCCTGCCGCGACCGTGGCCGCTGGCGGCTCGAGTGGCGCAATCGCGGCGTCGATCAGTTTCAGCGTTGCAGGCCCCCTCGCGCAGCCTGCGTTGCTGCAGATGATCGGCAACGGATCGAACATTCCGGCAGGGCCGCAATTGTTCACGTGGCCGAATCCCGTCACGCCGGGCAGCACGATCATCTGCATGTTCTCGAGCGGCTTCGCGACAGGCGGGTTTGCCGGGCCGTGCTCGGATACCGTCGGCGATGTTTTCACGCCCGTAGTGCAAAGCGCCGCCACGAGCACCGGAGTTCCGCCGCATAACTTCGTCGCCTTGACGATCAACATCTGCCAGAACACGATCGGCGGCAACACCGACATGACGGTGCAGGGCGGCGGCGCGGGCCTCGGCGGCGCGCAGTTCATCGCCATTGAGATCGCTCCGGGCGCGCTGGCCATTTCGCCGACGCCGCATTCCGAAATCCTCGCCGCGAGTAACTTCGGTTTTAACTTCCCGTTGACGCAGCCGATCCTCGGCATGGAGATCGAAGTTAGCGGGCACCAGTCGACGCTCGATCCGAGCGCCACGATCAGCGTCACCACAAACCAGACGGGATCCTCGACGGTCGTGACGCAAATGCCGGGATCGGACGGCACGATCACGATCGGCAATCCACTCAGCAATTTCGGGCTCGCGCTGACGCCCGCCATGCTGAACGATCCGGGGTTCACGGTCGAGATCCAGGCGAACGAGTCGAACCTGACGACCGCCGCGACGTTCGACCTGTACGCGGTACGTGTGCGCGTATTCGTCACGCCGTTTCCGCCGTGCAATTTTGACTGGATCAAAACTTACGAGCAAACGGATGGCGAGATCGATACGCTCGTGCTCGACGCGAACGGCATTCTGTGGGACGAAGATGTGGACACGAACCCCGGGGTGCTCAATTCCATTTTCACGACGATCCTAAAAAACACTTACGCGAAATCCGTCACGTTCGACGACATCGAATACATTGCGTTTTCGAACCTTGTGAACGGCACCGACGTGCCGCGGCAGTGGAACGGCACGAACCTCGACCGTATTTCGATGGTCGGCCCGGGCGCAAAGCCGAGCGCGAGCTCCGCAGGCAGCGGCTCGAACACGTTCGCAATTCAGAACACCACGCAGCAGTCGCCCGTTGAGATCCGCCGCATCGCGTGGGGCACGGTGAATTCGCCGAGCGTTTCAACTCCCGGCAATCTTCTCGTCGTGTTCGGGCAGGGCCGTCAGGTCAGCCCGCCCGCGCCGCCGCCCGACTATTCGACTTTGAAACCGTACACGCCGACCTTCGGCTCGGGCACGCATGTCGTGCTGTCGGGCATTCCGAGCCCGTTTCCGAAAAAAGGCGGCGGCACGCTGCCCTACAACATAAACGGAAACTATCTCGTCGGGACGGTGCAGTTCGGCAATGTCGGCGGAAACGAAAACTGCCCGACGTTCACGCTGCCCAGTCCGACGACTACATGGGCGTATTCGGACGACTTCGGCTCAGGTCAAGCGCCTGGAGTTCCGCCGCCGTCCGGCTGGTTTTACCAGTCGTGTATCGCAACCGTGACGATGCAGGTCGGGCTGCCGAACGTCGGCCCGGGAAGCCAGATCACGATCTCGGGCACGGGCGGCTCGCCGCCTTCCGGCTACGATGGCACATGGACCGTGCTGCAGGCCCCGAACGCGGTTCAAATGACGATCAACTCGACGCAATTGACTGCGGCGACGTCGATCGCGACTTACTCGTTCACGCTGCTGCCGGGGTTCGTGAACCCGCCGCAGCCCGGGCAGGTCGTCACCATCACGAATTGCGAGAATCAGGCCCCCGGGGATCCGAGCTCGCCTTTCAATGGCACCTTCACGATCGCCTCGGTCGGCGGCGGGCAGTTTACGGTCAGCATTGCCCACGCGACCGATATACCCCTCGCAACCGAGTCCGGCGAGGTGCCCACGCCGACGGCAGTCATTGCCGGAACGATCTTCACCTTCGACGCTGGGGTCATAGTGGCGTCAGGGAGTCCCGTAAGCGGCGGAACTATCACGCAGCAGGGACAAGTCGCGACGGGGCCCCGGAAGGTGTGCTATTCGTTCCTGACGCGCTCAGGCTATATCACACAGCCGTCGCCGATCGCGATGACGAACATCACGACCTCGGCCGGCTCGATCACCGTGTCCGGGCTCGCCACGGGGCCGTCAAACGTCGTCGCCCGGATCGTGTCCTTCACCGGGGCAAACGGCGGCAATTTCTTCTATATCCCGCAGCCTGTATACGTTACGGCTGGCGGCGTCACCACGAAGAACGATTCGACGATCGTGAACGACAACACGAGCACGAGCGCCACGTTCAGTTTTTCGGACGCTGTGCTGCTGTCCGCGACCGCGATCGACATCACGGGAAACAACCTTTTCAACGACATCGAGCTCGGATCCTGCAGAGGAATCGTGACTTACGCCTCGCGGCTGTTCGCGTGGTCGGAGCAAAACAAGATCACGAACCTGCGGAACTGGAGTTTCGACGGGGGAGTCGGCGGCACGACCGTCGGCGGCCTGTCGACCACGTACCCCCTCGGCTGGACACTCGACGCCACAAACGGCGCAGGCGGCTCGGTGTTCCAGAATTCCCAAGTGTTCGGCTGGTGCTATCAAATTCAAAACAATACGGGTTCGACGCAGGCGACTTACGGCATGCTGACGCAGCCCGCCTATCAGGACGAGTTCGGGGTTGCGATCGTGAACGCGTCCGTCGCCTATTCGGTGCGCCTGTGCGCGCTTGTGACGCCCGTGCCGCTTTCGGGAAACCTCGTGGTCGATCTGGTGTCGAATGGCGTTGCGGTCGGAACGTTTTCGCTGCCGCTTGCGAGCATGACGAACTTCATGCAGATATACACGGGCACGCTGCTAACAAACGTGCTCGCGCCCGTGCCGCCGGATCTTACGCTGCGGATTTGGGCGCAGAACATCACGAACGGCACGACGATTCTGATCGATCGCATTGAACCGTTCGCAACGTTCAATCCCGTGCTGTCGACCGCCTTCAAAGCGTCTTACGCAAACAATCAGGAAGCCTTCGATCAGGTCACGGGCGTGTGCGGCCCGGCGCAGAATTCGCAGCCGATCAACGGCGGCGCGGTGCTGTTCGATCTGCTGTACGCACTCAAGGAAAAATCATGGTATTCGACTTCGGACAATGGCGTCACCGAGCCGTACCAGTGGAACTGGAAAGAAGTTTCGAATAAAGTCGGCGCGATCGGGATCCACAGTTACGACTACGGCGAAGGCTGGATGGTCGCGGCGAACCGTCAGGGCGGGTATTTTTTCGAAGGCGGCGAGCCGATCAAGATCACGCAGGAAATTCAACCGCTGTGGGACATGATCAACTGGAACTACGGGTACACGATATGGATGAGAAACGATCCCGAACAGAAAAGAATGACGATCGGAATTCCGATTCGGACGCCGAATGCCTACATGCCGGAATTCCCCGTGAACGCGAACCCGACGTCGCCGAACGTCGTCCTGATGTGCAACTATCGCGAATTGAACACGGGCGCGGCGCTCGCGCAGACAGGCCCGATCCGCAGCACGTATATGGGCCGACTGATGTCGCCGGAACCCGCGAGGAAATGGAGTTTCTGGAACATCTTATGTCCCTATTCGGATTACATTTCCCGGGCGAACGGACAGTGGCCGCAATTCTTCTGCACCGGATACAATGACTCGAAAATTTTCCAGCTGCTCGCGTCGACGCTGAATGACGACGGCACAGCGATCAATTCGTTCTGGATCAGTTACGGGTTCGTGAAACCGGAAGCCGCCGACGCAAAGGGCCTCGGGCTGTTCCGA